AACATTACCATTATCACTATATTTAATCTCAGCTTTATCTAACCCTACTTTTTTAGCTAAGGCTAATAGCTCCTCTGCATTTTTCTTTCTTTCTTCTTCTGAGTTTCCTGATACGGTTAGGGATTCATTTACAGACTTTTTAATCGCTTTTTTAATAGCTTTATCTTTAGCATGCTTGTAGTCATCTCCATCGATGTCTCCATCTCCGTCGTGATCAGTTCCTTTCTTCTCTTTAACACTTCTTCCCATTTCTTTTTCCCACTCTTCATCATCGATGTACATTTGAAGGTTAGGGTCTGTGTTATATCCCTCTTCATGATCTTTACCTTTCTTTTCATATACTAATGAATCCAAATGTTTTATTAAATTAGAACTGATAGGCTCGTTGTACTTTTCTTCATATGCTTGTATCATATTTTGAGTATTTTTCCTATCCATATCATCATCATCAGTAGCTTGCATTTGGTAAATTACAGCTTGATTAAATGCTTTAGTGTCATCTCCGCCTTCTCCTCTTCTATCTAGTAGTCCCTTAGCGTCTTCTAAAGAAATATCTGTGCCGACTTTATGTATTACATCATCGAAAAAAGCCTCTAAAGCTCCATAACCTTGATCGTCATATTCCCATGAATTTTTAGCTTCAGGGTATTCTTCTCTCCAGTTATCTTCTTCTTTTTCGTTTACTTTCTTTTCAGATACTCCAGATGGTGCTTGAAATATATCCCACATAGTACCTTCATCTTCTGAATATGTTAATTTATGTTCAGTTCCTTCAGGAGTATAGTCACCATAGAATCCGTCTTCATACATTACTGGAAAGTCTCTCATTTGATCTTCAGATTCATAATCAAGAATTGTATCTAGTCTATGTCTTTCTAATCGTTTAGCTACTAACATTGCAGGTTCTGGAGGTCCAATATCTACTTGTCCGCCTCCTAGTCCTGCTGTTCCACCGTCCATTTCTGCTACTATAACATCTCTAGACAAATCGATACCGTATCTTTTAAAAGCTTCGCCCATTTTATAGTTAGCATCTTCAGCACCTTCTTCGTTTAGTTTCTTTTCATCTACAAAATCATCTGCGTCTTTACCATCTTTTCTCATCTGATCGATCATGTCTTGAGTATCATCGTCACTATCGTAAGCGTCTGTTTCGTCTACATAATCTGTATTGACTGATAAGAATTCTTCAAATTCATCTAAAATAGCCTGATCATCTCCTAAGTTGATAATATCCTCATAATGAGTTTTAATAAAGTCTTTTATAACTTCATTACCGGCTCCTTTTTCAGTTTTAAGTAAATCGATTACTTGCTGAATGATTATTTTTCTATCTTCGTAAGGATCTAAAGAACTATCTATCTCATCTACACCTTCCATGGTTTCACCAGAGTGAACATTTACCATTGCCATTTTATCCATGATCTGATCAATCATAGAACGTATACCTGTGTTCTTGATAGTAATCCATTTATTAGATTCATCATCCCAAATATAGCCATACTCAGCACCGAACTTATCAATCTCTTCTCCTATCTCTCTAGCTCTTTGTTCTGGGTCATCTGGTAGAACTAACTTACCTGGTGCGTCTTTATGGGTGGATTCAATTTCTCCTGTTTCTGGGTTAAGGTAAGTGATGTATCCTTTCATAGCCACATCCTTAGCTTTATCATCATCATTATAGTGAGCTTCTAATCCTTTACCTAAATTTGAAGGATAACCGTCATAATGGTTATAAGTAGTAGTTAATCTATCACCGCTTAAGAACCCTACTAAAGCTCTAGTTCCTTCAACTAAGTTTTCTTTTGTTTCTTTTAACGTAGCTTTTTTCATATCGTTAAAAGTATCTTTTTCAAGTTTTCCTCTTTTAGTTTCTTTAGGCTGATCGTGTTTGTCTACTTTAGAAGATTCACCAGCAATAATATGGTAGTAGTGTAGTGGGTCTTTTTTAAGATTAGCAACAGCTTTAACTCTGGCCTTTTCTTGATCTTCACCTGATACTGTTTCGTGGGACATAAGTCCTGCAGCTTCTAATTCAATATCAATAGCTCTTCTCAACGACTCAGTAGAATATTTAAAAGAATCATCTACTTCTTTTTTTTCTTCGAATAATAAGCTTCTATTTTTTAAAATCTGAACTGTAGATTTATAATCGCTTATTGGGCTGACATACATAGGGTATGCCTGTCTCATTTGTCTAACAAATTCAGACTTAGCCATAGATCCCTCTAGGACTGCTCTATATTTTTCTGTTACTGTTATTGTTCTCATTCTGTAAATAATCTACTAGTTTAGTATTTGAAGGCCTTTTTGGTCTTTCTATTTTTTTATATCCTATTCTTTTTAATGCTTTAGTAGCTTTTTTATCTTTACCAAATGCATAAGGAGTTGTAAATCCTTGAATGTTACCTGAAACATTTGCTTCATCTAATTCCTTTAAAACTTCTTTAACTAAAGAAATTAAATGAGATTTTTTCATTAAAGAGTATTTAATTCATTAACTAAATCGTAATACATCATAAGGTTAATAAGATGATTGTCTGAAACTTTATCTTTATTAGTTAATGTTTTAATGTTTTTAGAAACTTCAACTAATTTTATTTTAACAACATCATCTTTGACCTTACCGGTCAAATTCTTTACCAAGTCTTTTATCTTAGACAATTCTTCATTAACTAAATTACGAAGTTTTTGACTAGAGTTAACTGAGGTGATAAATTGTCTTAATATACTTTTTTGTTCTGGTAGAAGATCTTTATATTTTTTATTAAAGTTTTCTAGTAAAAATTTAAACGTAAGTAGTTTTAAATCTTTATCATATTTTGAATACTCTTCTATTAAAGAATCCTTTACGTTTTCAAGGTCCTGTTTGTTAGTAGTTAAATACTCTAAAATAGTAGACTTAAAATTAACTAACATTTCTGGATCTATTAATGAATCGCTATTTTGAGCTTCTAATAAACAGTATAAAGAAGCAATAGCTTTATAGTTAGAAACTTGTATGCTAAAAAATTCACCTATATCATAACTTTCTTTTATATCAGAGATAAGGTTGTATTTAGCTTTTTTCAAAGAGTTTCTATCTATTTTTCTAGATACTTCAGTTATAGTAGAAATAATAATTTCAGCTTTGTCCTGCTTTATATTAGAATTTCTAAGTATATAATCATATAGTTTAAATTCTCTCACTAATGATGAATTGCCTGAAAAGTATTTTTTAAGTATTTTTACTGCAGGAGATGAGTCTTTTGATAATGTATCAGAAGCTATCTGCTTAACTAACAATTCGTATATTAGTCCAGTATTTCTATATTTTGAATGTTTAATTTTCATTTAGATATATTACTATAATAAATATGGGTTAATTACCTAAATCTTTAATGTTGTCCTCATTAAGTAATTCAGTAGTATCTTTCTCTTGAGTATTAAATACTATATGCTTTAAAGATTCTTTATTTTTATGGTATACCGCTTGAGTAGTTAAGTTTTCCATTACGTTTTCGTTGTCGGAAGGAAAACCTCCATGCATACCGTCTACACCTAAAGGATCACGTCCTCCTATAGGATCATCATTAGTACCGTAAACAGATGCTTTTTCTTTAGGTCTTCCTCCTTCAGGTCCCGGTTCGCCATACCCTTTAGGGACATTATTATTAGCTTTTTCAGTTGCTGTTGCTCTTCTACCGTACATTGAAGCTAAGTCATGAGGTGTACCGTAAGACCTACCTGATTTAGCAGGATCATTACCTTCTGCTTCAACTTGAGCGATTCTAAATCCTCTCTTAGCATCTTCTCTTACTAACTCTCTTTCGTCATTATATTGATCTTCTGATAGGCTAAATATATTTTCATAAATATAATCAGTAGAGAACATTTTGCTATCTTTCATTTGAGCAGCTAAATCGATCTTTTCTTTTAACAGTGCTACTTTTTCTTGTTCGTACACAATAGAAGGTGTTGTTAATCTTACTTCAAAGTTAGTTAAACTTTCACCTTGAAATCCTTGTGTATACAAATGAACTAAAGCTATCTTAGTTAATTCTGATTCTAGTATTTTTTGTATTCTTTCTACTGTTCTTGCAAATCGTATATCTTCTGCTGCTAAAGTAGCTTTACCACTTAAGTCTCCTTCGTAACCAAAGTAAGCTTTTGGAATTTTTAATGCTGCAAATAACTTATCTCTTAAGTAGTTTATATCATTAGTACCGTCATACTCTAAACCTTTAGTTGTTTCTATTCTTGTAGTAGCATCTCCACCTCTTACAGGAAGGTAGAAATCCTCCATCATATTCTGCATGTTAAACTTCAAATTATATTGACCTGTTTGAGGATCAACATAAGGAGTCTTCTTCATAGTGTTAATAGTCTTCTGCATAAACTGCTCTACCTCATTAGGAGGAATACTACCTACATTTACAAAAAATGTTCTTTTTTCTGGAGCTCTCATGATACGGTGAATTAACATCGCATCTTCCATTAAGTTTAACTGTTTGTAGACTTTTCTACCAGGTTCTAGATAAGACCTACCATATGGTAAATAATTAGTGTCCGATATTAATCTAAAGTGAGCTACTTCGTAATTGTCTAAAGTAATTACATTTTGTTCTTTTCTGCTAGGTATTCTGTTAGGGTCTTGATGAGAAGCTAATCCATCTGGATCTATTATAAATTCAACTTTAGCTGGATTTTCTGGATCGTGACCTTCATGTCTTGATACATTATAAACAGTATAAGGAAGAACATTGTAAACTCCGAACTTCTCTGCTATCTCTAGCTTTAGGAAAAAGTCTCCGTATTTACACATGTTCCTAGTCCATGACCATAAATTAAATTCTATATTTAATACATCATAATAAATTATGAAGAACTCTTTGTATGTTTTCATCTGATGATTTTATGGTAAGTACATCTCCTTGATCATTTTTAACAGTAGCTTCGTCAGATAAGATGTCTAATGCTGATGCTAGTATAGAATCTGTATCCATAGCTTCGTAGTCACTATAGAGTTGGAGACGTAAAGTCTGGTAATTAAGTGTAGGATTATATTGGTTGCGTGAATTAGGAACGTACAGTCTTGTAAATCTATCAACTAGTGAATTAGTTTCATATTGACCAGATGTTTGAATTTTATTAACATCTGCGATTTTAAGCTGGTCTCCTCCTATATTACGTATTATTACGTCATTTGAAAAAAGTCTTCTTAAGCGTCCAAATAAGGAAGTATCTGCCATCAGTTTGGTTTTTATTATAAATAGTATTATTTAAGTAACCAGCTAATATCTTCTTGACCACCTGGTGTATCTAAAAGATACGGATTTTGTTGCATATTACCAACTGTGCTTATAATTGCTTGATTCCGTTTGTTTAGATTACTAAAAGAAGATAGTTGTGCTCTAGCAAGGTCTATTCCTTGTTGTCTTAATTTTAAAGCTGTATCTCTTACATATAGAGCAGTAGCACAAGACATAATCAAATCATCATTATATCTATCTTGAGCCTGTGCTTTACCGTTCTTCCAAACAAAAACTCTCATTTCATGCATTAGCCTCTTTGACTGTATTGTAACTGAATGTTCACGGATATATTCGATCATTTTAGCTATAACTAATGGGCGTGTTCTCATAGACATTGTAAAGCCTGGTACGAGTTTTTCTCGTTCGTATTTATGCATATACGATTCTACTGTTTCTGTATTCTTAGTAGAACTGTAATAAAGATTACGGTATTCTCTTTCCATAACCTGTTCTATAGTAGCCCATCCTATATTAGCGTTTTCAACTACTAGCAGTGCTTCATTATATTCAGATGCTAATCCTGTTAAAAAATTACCAAAATCCTTAGGTGATAATTTTCCTCGGTATTCAGCTACTTGAGTACAAGTCTCTATATCAAAAACATGTGCTGCAGAATAGTCAGTAGAATCACCTCGAGCAACGTCAGCTACTACCATATAGGTTTTAATATAATCTACTCCTTCCCATATCCATAAATTTCCATCAACTCCTCTTCTTTCTAGAGGATCACGTTGATAAGTTTCTTCGTAGAATGCCATATCATCTGGTTCAAAAACAGTATCTCCAGAAGCTAAAAAATCACAATCGCATTCTTGTCCTGCCATCTTAGGACCTAAGTCAGCATCTTGTTGATCCCTCCACACTTGGTTTCTTTCAGGATGTACAGTCCAAGGTAGTCTAACTGGTAGAAAGGAGTTTTCTCCGCTTTCTGCTTTTTCCCATGTTTGATGAAACCAGTTACCAATACCGTTAGGAGTAGATAGTGCCATACACTGTCCACCTGTAGCTAAGGTCTGTTGAGCAGCAGTAAAAGTTTCGTCTACGTTATCAATAAAGGCAGCCTCATCCATTAGTAGTAACGATACCGCTTCTGAACGTGCAGCATCTGGTGATGATGATTTAGCCTGTATCTTAGAACCGTTTTTAAGCCTTAGTGATAATTTGTTCTTTTCTACAGCAGGTAGCTTTAACCATTTAGGTAACTCATCATACATAAAGATAACTTTAGTTACTAAGTTTCTAGCTGTTGCCTGTGTGGTAGCTAAAGCAAGAACGTTTTTATCTTTATGAAATAACATTAACCATAGACTATATGCTG